ACCAAGCACCACTCTCTTGGCCGGGCGGTCGACACTCGATGACGCTGGCGATGTCGACATCAGGACGTCGTTTACCAATCGCGGACAGCGCTGTCTGCCATTCCGTACCGCCCCGACCGACAAGAGGTCTTCCATGTTGAACCTCTTCAGGCCCCGGACTTTCAATCACAGCAAGCACATTCGAGTCATGCAGCTCGGCAGGAACGGGCGACCACTCATCTTCGCTCATGCAACCATTGGGACCGAGGGGGCAGACATCACATCGCGCCCCCAAGTTACGGGGGTCAGTCCTCATCGCGGGTTTCTCCAGTCACAAATAAAAGAGGGCGCCGAACCCTATGCCTACAGTTCGACGCCCTCGCACCCGACCGTGTGGTGGTAGCCGACTATGCGGTGATAGTGCGTGCGTTTGGCGGAGGCGGGAGCAAAGCCCCGGCGCCGTTGGTGGCGGGCGCAGGCGCCACAGTTGTTGCTGCGATAGCACCCGTCGGTGCGCTAACTGCAGCGCCAGTCTCCGTTTTCTGGGCTACCGCAGGGGTAACATCCTTCAAACGGTTAAACGTAGCTTCGTCCATGAAGCGGACGATACGACCATATGAAGCATCCAAGTCGCGTGCGTGATGCCATTCGACATACACTGTGCGGCCAGAAAGCCAGTCGTCCGAGACGCCAGCCTTCATCTGCTCGTCGGTGTAACCCGCAGCATAGAAGACAGCCTTGGCTGCAGCAACCATGCCGCGACCTTTGTTGTTGAGAACAGTTTTACCGTTCACTTCTTCGGAGTAGCCCGAAAGGATTTGTCCGTCGTCGGTGAACGGCACGTTCATCCAATCGAAACAGTCGAATCCATTGAAGGCTACGTTGACACGACGAGATGTAGGACGAGACGCATGGCGCTCGATGCTAACAATCTGGGCTTCGTAAAAGCCTGTGTCGGGGGCACCGCGCCCAATCGCGCGGACGTTGGTGATTACTTCACCGGGGATCATGAATGTCGCCATTTAAGAGCTCCTAGTTGGCGGGGGGTGGGGGTGGTAAACTACTACCACCTTGGTCACTTGAAACTTTCTCTTGAGGATCTGGAAAAGTGAACAGCCCTCTTGAAAGTCTCTTGCGAAGCATAACACGAGCAATACCGTCTTGGCAAGCCCAGCGTAGATGTTTTGGGTCAACTTCTTTGTAATCTTCAGAGACAATGCGGACTGCATCGAGCACATCGGTACCGCGCTCAATCTCCGCAGCAACCTGCTCGGCTGCTTCGTCTTGCCACTCAAGACCGGGGATCCTGGGAAGCAGGTAGTTAGACGCAGACGCTCGAAGGATTTCTCGAAGATTACCCGGAGTCATGTGGTTGCACACACCAGTTCGGTCTCCCGTAATCCACTCGGGATCCGAGGGGTCGCAGTAGTAAACGTGGGGGAACCATGGGTCTGGGTAGGTAGGGTCGACCATAGAACGTAAGTTGATGTCGCACCAAGAAGGAAGAACCTCTGTTTGATTACGGCTCGGAACATCAGGACCGCCGGGACAAAAGACACCGTCGACGTTGCTGCCAGGAGCGCGTTCGTGGAACGTCATGATCAGGTGGCATCCGAGGTACCGAGAGATTGAGCTCAAGCGCAGCAGGTACTCATTCAGCTGTTGATAAGGAAAGAACCTATCGCGCTTTCCGCTTCGACCCTTCGGGGCTTCTTGCTGCCACACCAGCATAGAACGCTTGCAGATATGGCTGGCGTCATCGATGACGATTGCACCGTAGTTCTCCGCAATCTTTTGATCAGCAATAGACTGCAACAAGTGAACAAGTTCAGGCAGTGTCTGCGGAGGGGATTCGTATACCGCCGGGGTAAATCCAAGTTCGTTTTGTGCAACAAGCGAGATTGCGCTAGGCACTCCGATAAAAAGAGCGTTGGGAAAAGCCGCCAATACATCGGAAGTTTTCTTCCTCTTTGGCTTTCCGTATACACAGATCATTACAGGTGTTGTCAAGGTGTCATCTCCAGTCACGAAGTTTATGGGGTCTAATCAGTGTAGCAAGAGAGGGGCTACCTGTCCAGGGCACGGTCGCCATAGAAACAAAGATCCAATCCCGAACAACGACCGTATCTGCCAAAGCAGGCAGTCTCGTGCATAGCCTTGGGCCAACGCCACGGATCAGTTGATTGAACTTCGATTTGAGCGAGGTGATGCTCCGCTTTCCAAAGCAGCTCCGCGAAGTGACTATCGCGGTGCGGGGTAGGAGGAACCGTTGGTCGCGCAACACGCCAAGGTCCTTGGGTTTGGATCAGGTTTAGTATAAGGCCTCCGAACTGTCGACCATAAACTTGACGCCCCATGATACGGAATGCTGCGAACCCACCGTCGATAGCGTAGGCGTCTACGCTTCTACCAACGCTGACCCTGGCTTGATGCTTGTGATCCCAGATGCAGATACGCCCGCTCCGATCCTCGACAACCATATCGAGGCGACGGCTTAAGTGAACAGGCTTACCGTGGTCTTCGTGACCCGGCATATTAAGCGGCGTGACTTGAATCAGGGCGCCGTCACAAGCCACAACAGTCTCGCAAGCTCTGTCGAAACCTTCTTCTGCTTCTTCGATAGAGGTCACCCACAAACCCCACTTGCTGTTCTTCCAGCCAAGCACAGCACTCATAGGGTGCTCGACGGCGACGATGCGGCCCGGAGGCTCGGGGTGTTGTTCGAGGTAGTGGTGGTAGGTCTCAAGCATTCTGTCGATGTGCTCGTGACCTCCCTGGTTGACGTCACACCACTGGAACAACGCCTCCTCGGGCTCGTAGAAGGCGTCAGGATCTGTGTGCGTTGTCGTGTCTACGATGACACCACCTTGTTGAGCGCCCCAGATAGCGTGGAGATGTGCTTGAAGAGTGTGACCCATCGAGCCCCTCGTCAATGCGGACGCTGGGATTAGTTCAAGGTTCAGCTTGTAAGAGTACGCATATAGCTGCGGGCACTTCATGAACTGGCCAATACGCGACCAGCCTCGGTTAGATCTACCTGCATCGATGAGAAGTTTAGTCATGCAACATCCTCGACTCTCGACGGTATGCTCTCGATGCGAGAGACCATCGCTACTAATGGGTGGTAGTAGAAGGGATTGGGCAACCCTTGCGAGTCAAGGAGCTGCTGTGGATGAGGTGCTACAAGAAACACAGGCTTGCCTAACGCAAGAGCAGCGCCGAGTTCAGTATGAGTACCCCGGCCTCCAGGCAGCAAGACCACGATAAAGTCTGCTGCTTTGATCGCATCGATCTCTTTCATCGCAATCGTGTACATCACATAGGGGTCAGCGATAATAGGGTAGACCGTCCAGTCGAACGTCAACTCGTAGCCCATGTCAGAGAAAAATCGACGGCAGATCTTGTGTTCTTCTTTGTTGCTGAATGCTGTGGCGATGTAGTACTTCATGCGGGTGCTCCAAATAGTCGGTCGCAGATAGACTCAACCAATGCTTCTTGATTCTCCAGACCCAGGAGTTTCGTGTCCAAGCCTTTGATTTCATCGGCAGCGAGGAAGTCCATGATGGGTCCAAACTTATCCGTAAGGATCTCCACGACTCTTTCGTCGTAAGTACCTACGGCGACCACCACTTTAAGTAGTGTAGCGCGACCTCCAAGCCTATCGAATCTACCCTTCCACTGCACAAAGTCACCGGGCTTCCAAGGCAGCATGGCGAAGATAGCAAGGTCTGCGGTCTGCATTCCGTCGACGCCCGTACCTACCGACTGGCCTGTAGCCACCAGGCAGCAAGGACCTTCGTGGTTCCTGAACGCATCTGTAATCTCATCTCTTTCTGTTTCAGAGATCCCACCGTGCGCCATCCACACGGAGGCACCTGTCTGCTCGTCACCCTGGGACACAGCCTTGCGTATCTTCTGCGCCCATACTTCAGTCTCTGATCTACGTGCTGTAAAGACAACAACCTTACCGCCGCCTTGAAGACCTTGCTTCACCTCATCGACAATAAAGTTGCGCTTACGGCTACAGGCTTCAGCCAATCGCGCCTCAATCATCCGCTCTTTAGCGACGTGGTTGAACTTTGCTTCCTTGGCCATGGCTTTGAAGGCTTGGTTGTATGTCTGCTCTTCGCTGAAACGACCCGCCCCATTGAGTTCTGTTCTGTCTAAATAAACCACCTGGACTCGTGTAGACGGGAGCGACGCATGCGATTCTGTGTACGGAACCTCGTGTGAAAAGAAAGAACACCGAGCCCTTAACTCTTCGAGATTAGACGAGCCTCGGTCGTCAAGACCGCCGTATTGCCCAGGCCTACCCTCGCAGTATCGGGTAGCAAACCGTCTGTAGCTATGACTGAACCCGCCCGGTGATAGCAAGTCGAGCTGGGACCATAGGCGTCGAGGGCGCCCATCATCTAAAGGAGTCGCAGTCAGCCCAATGCGTAGCTGAATGCTCTTCATATTGGCAACGTCCATCATGCACGCTGCACGAGTCTCGTTATTTGCTTTGGTCTTTTTCTTTTCGAAATCAACTGTCCCATCTTCTCGATGGATGGCTTGCCATCTCTTGCGGCTCCCGTGAGTATGCAGCTCATCGATAATCAATACAGCGGGCCTCACCGAATGGACTTCATCGAGGTACTCCATGATTGCTTCGGCTCCGACGATGACAAAAGCATTGTCTCCTGTCCGAGACAAGTATTGTTCGAGCGTTTCGTCATCAGCCCTGCGTTCACCCCGAGGACGTACCCTGAAAGGTTGTAGCGTTGTGTACTCTTGATACTGGCACCACCATACATGTCGAGCCTTCGCGGGACACAGCACAAGTGTAGGCCCTCGTCTCGTGAGCGACGTCACAATCGCGCCTAACGTCTTACCTGACCCACAAGGCCAGATGTTGAATACCCAAGGACGTCGCATCGCCCAGGCGACATTCATTGCTTGGTAGGGAGTGAGAATGTCTGCGACGTGGGGCCGCACGACACCTCGCTTGAACAAGTCCCATACTTGCTCGCGACCACGCTCTTCTAAAGCAGACCTCCAACCTTCATCCTCTCGCCAACAACCAATACTACCGCCGTGAGGAATCGCCTCATAAGCCAGGCCCCGCCTCATCAGAGATCCTTCGACAAGCCACGCGCCGTGGAGAGGTGCGAGTATCTCGAAAGAATCAAGCTCACTGACATCGATGTCTATAGACGGGTCGTCACAGATTTTACCGAGCCGTATCCGCCTACGACCTACGTACGCATAGACTAACGAACCAGGCACTTCATCTTCAATACGAACAAGGCCCGTGGACGCGGCTTCTTGACCAACGCGATATACAAAATGCGGTTGCTTCCAAATAGCCACTGACGTGCTCCCCTTTGACTAAATAAGTATAGAGACTCTACCGCCATGTCAAGAAGAAAGATTGACGCCCAGGTATTAAAGGTTATATGCTGACCTCGGAGGTAATGGTGAAAGAATACGAAAGTGCTTTTTCAAAGCTCATAAAGTCCAGTCGTAAAGTGCGAAACTGGAGCGTCGCCGAGCTCGCTCGCCGCGCCGACCTTACGCAACCTGAAGTTAGTCGTGTTGAATCGGGCAATAGAAAGCCTACGCTGCGTCATGTCAGGGGCCTCGCTCTTGCGTTCTCAAGCGCACCATCTAAAAAGAATCGGTCCCCGCAGACCTACGCAGACTGGTTAGTAATCCTTGTTGATTTGGGTGAGCGCGCTCGTATCGAGGCTTGGCAGCAAGCACGACTTAAGTAGAGGTTGTTGTGGCCTGGGATGTCATCCATTCAAGCAAAGACGACTCGTGGAGAACGCCTCCCGAAGTATTCAACGCTTTAGATTCAGAGTTTGGTTTTGTATTAGACGCAGCCTCGACAGAAGAAAATAGTTTGTGCGAGACCAACATCACGCAAGAGCAGGACGCTTTGGGAGACACGCCCTGGAGCGAATATATCCAAACGCCTGGGGCAGTATGGCTCAACCCTCCCTATGGAAGGAGCGTAGGTCTCTGGGTGCGTCGCGCGTTTGTGGAGAGTCAGAGCGCTAATCTCTGCGTCGTCGTCTTGGTGATGGCATGCACAGACACCAAGTGGTGGGCGAACTGGGCTTGGAAGGCTGAAGAAATCAGGCTAGTTACAGGACGCATACACTTCCTCGACCGCGAAGGAAACCGAAAGGCTGCAGCTCCGAAGGGCAGTGCTGTCTTAATCTTCTCCCCTCACTGGAGGGGACCACCTAAAGTAAAGCTATGGAGACCCCGTGATTGTTCGAAGAGGTGACATTGGAGACGAAGTTATCGGCATACAGGAGTTGTTAAACCGCAAAGGGTTTGACCTTGTAGCAGACGGGATCTTCGGACCCTCCACAGAAGCGGCAGTCGCAAACTTTCAAAGCCGTGAAGGTCTTCAGGTAGACGGCATTGTAGGTAACGCAACGATAGCGGCCCTAAAGACAACGTCTCTGCAACACGACCCTGACTTGATTGAAAGAGTAGAATCTTTGGGGCATACGGTTTATCGCGACGGTCAAATCAACACTATCGGCGTAAGAACACCCGAGATAAACGCGGGTCAGTTTGATGATGAAATCCACCTCATCTGGAAGAACGATGATGAGTGGCACCACGAAACATTCCCGGCGACAACAGATCCCGGCGCGTTCTACTTACGCAACCCGCTTCACGTAGATGGTACAGCCATTCTCGTGCCTGGCCAGTACCGCGTGTACAAGTTTGCGAAGCACCAAGGAAAATACACTACGTTGTGTCAGCGCGGAGGCCCTGTTCGAGTCTGGCGTGATGACAACCAGGACGGGGTGCTGGACTGGGGAGGGGAAGAACACGAAGGCTGGTACGGCATCAACATCCACCACGGAGGCAGCAACAACCCCAAAGTTGTTGCTCGTTGGAGCGCCGGGTGTCAGGTCTTCGCTACAATGTCGGACTGGAAAAAGGCTATGAAGATCTGGCGCAGTAGCGGAGAATCTTTGTTCACCTACACGCTTATTCTGGCGTAGGCGCCGACGTGTCCGAAGTTTCTGTAGCTTCCGCCACGACAGGCTCTGACTCTGGTTCCGTAGAGGACTCGACAACATCGACCTCTACTTCGGGGAGCTGTTGCTGCAGGGACTGAAGGCGTTCAAGGATCTGACTCATCTGAACATTCAAATCTTCGACGCACTCTTCAGGATTTTGTGCAGCCGTAGGTTCTTCCGCCTGTACCGGAGAAATCGACAGAAACAATGCTAACAACATGATGCCCCCTATTGCGTACGTCGCGGCGCGATGGAATCTAGAACCTCAAGGATCTCGTCGGCAGTTTCGTTAGCCTGTTGAACTTGCTGGTTCAAAACAGCAAGCTGCGTGTTGACATCGACGTAGAACTTCACCAAGCCCACGATTGACCCCGCCATAACAGTAGATACTACCTTGTGAATCACATCTACATTCATCGTAGCACACCTATTTAGAGATAGTTGAAAGCGCCCACGCTGATGTCGCAACAGCAGTCACACCAGCAATCGTGCCTACGCCGATCAAAACCCCAGGTCGTTGAAACAGCGGAGTCTTTTCAGCCACCGTTTCTTTATACCAATCACGCTGCAGTGTCAGCATTTCCGTGTCTAAACGGTAGCGATTTGCGACGTAATCTCC